CGGGAATTTGGGCTTGGTCGGTCAATCCTTATCGACAAGAACAACCGCATTATCGCCGGGAACAAGACAGCCGAAAAAGCCGCCGACATTGGCTTTGACAATGTTATCATTGTTGAAACTGACGGCAATTCACTTGTGGCGGTCAAGCGAAATGATATTGACCTTGATTCGGCAAAGGGGCGTGAACTTGCCCTTGCGGACAACGCCACAAGCAAAGCGAACCTTTCTTTTGACACGGACTTGATAATGCAGGAAGCGGAAAAGTTCGACTTTGACCCGGAAGAATGGGGCGTTGTTATGGATGCCCAAGATGAAAACGAGAATGAAGAAGAAAGCCCCGGCAAAAAGGTGATTGATACAAGGTTGATTGTTGAATGCGGCGATGTTTCCAAATTGTCATTGCTATTCAACGAGTTGCAAGAAAGGGGCTTCAAATGTGAATTGAAAGAATAAAGTAATGAAAGTGACAAAAATGGACTAAAAAAGGTGTAACATGGCGAAATACGGTAAGAAAATAGTTGAAAAGATTGTCGGACTTGTCAAGTCGGACACGTTCACCATTGCCGAAATATGCCGCCAAGTGGGTATCACCCCGAAAACTTACCATCAATGGATGGATGATTACCCCGACTTTGCCGATGCAATCGAGCAAGCAAAGGATGAAAGAATGCAATTCTTTGTTCAAGAAGCCAAGAAATCATTGTTGAAGAAGATACAGGGCTACGATGTGACCGAAACAAAGGTTGTCACCATTCCAAGCAAGGTGAAAGACGAAAAGGGCAATCCAAAGCCGATAATCAAGGAGCAAACGACCACCAAGAAGCACATTCAGGCAGACACGGCGGCAATCATATTCACCTTGACGAATGGCGACCCGGAACATTGGAGAAACAGACAGACAACCGAGGTTACAGGCAAAGACGGAAAGGATTTGTTTGCGGGCAAGTCGGATGAAGAATTGGATAATGAAATTGCGGAATTGCAAAGGAAGTTAGAATAATGGCGCAAAGGGCTGACAAGATACGGTATTGTAAGGCATTGAAAGAACGGCTTATTCGTGAAAGCCGTTCCGATTTGTTGCGTTTTACCCTTGCCACCATGCCCACATTCCGCCCGGCGGACTTTCACCGCCGATATTACAAGGTTCTGACAGACTTTGCGCAAGGCAAAATCCGCAAATTGATGGTGTTCATGCCGCCCCAACATGGCAAATCCGAGGGTTCAACAAGGCGTTTGCCCGCTTTTCTTTTGGGCAATGACCCTGAAAAGCGGTTGGCGATTGTGTCCTACAATGCCCCCAAAGCAAGAAAATTCAACCGTGAAATCCAAAGGATAATCGACACCCCCGAATATCAAGAGATATTCCCGGAAACTAACCTTAATGCCGCCAATGTGACCACGATTGCCGGGTCTTGGTTGCGCAATGCGGATGAATGCGAGATTGTAGGACACCGGGGCAGCTTCAAGACGGTTGGTGTCGGTGGTGCTTTGACAGGTGACCCCGTTGATATTCTTATCATGGATGATATTTATAAGGGCGCAAAGACGGCATGGTCGTCCATTGTCCGTGAAAGTGTGTCGGATTGGTACGATACGGTGGCGGAAACCCGACTTCACAATGAATCCCAACAATTGATTGTCTTTACACGATGGCATGAAGATGATTTGGCGGGTACGTTGTTACGGCAACAAGGCGTATATGACCCCAAAGACAATCCCGATGGGTGGGTTGTTGTCGTTTACAAGGCTATCAAAGAGGACAAGCCGACAGAGTATGACCCCCGAAAAGAGGGTGAAGCACTTTGGGAAGAAAGACACAGCTTAAAGAAGCTGCAAGCGATACGCAAACGCAATCCCCAAGTGTTTGAATCCCTTTATCAACAAGACCCCCAACCCCGTGCCGGACTTATGTACGAAAGCGGCTTTGTTGAATACACCATTCGCCCGGCGACAAAGTACGTCAAGCGGAAATGTTATGTCGATACGGCGGACACGGGCGCAGATTATTTGTGCGCCATTGTCTATGATGAAACGGATGTTGCCAATTATGTTGTGGATGTACTTTATACGACACGCCCGGTTGAGTACACAGAACCCGCACTTGCAAAGATGCTGACCAAACACGGCGTTGCCTTGTGCATTGTCGAAGCGAACAACGGCGGTCGCCTTTTCAAGAACAATGTTGAAAAGCAATGCCGACTTATGGGCAACGGCAAAACGGCATTCACGGCATTTCACCAAACCGAAAACAAAGATACGAGGATATACCAACATTCGGCAATGGTGCAGAACCTTACATTCATGCCGCAAGGCTGGAAAACCCTATTCCCTGAATTTGCCAAGGCGATATGCGGCTATTTGAAAGCCGGGCAAAATGAACATGATGATGCCCCGGACGCATTGACGGGAACAATCGAAAAAAGAGCAAACCACCGCAAATCGGATGTGGCGGGGCTTTTTGGATATTAAAGTGTTTCACTATAAAACAATAAAGATATGCCAATTGACGAAATTTTCAAGAAAGCAACGGCAAATGATGTGATTTCGGAATTGAAGTCTTGCCGTTTCATTCCACAACCTGATGTGGAGAGTGCAGAAAAGGCACTTAACCCCAAGTTGCATGATATTAACGACCCGGTTATTCGCAAGGATAAACGGGTAAAGATTGATGCCGACGATGAAGCGGAATCGGCGCAAAAGATTATCACGGTGGATGGCGAAAGTACCAATTACAGAACGGAAAAGGTTGCAAGAATTGCCCTTGCCATTCAAAGGTTGATAATAAACCGTGCCGTGTCTTTCTGTTTCGGCAACCCTATCAATTACAATGCGACCCCATCCAATGACAATGAAGCGGCGATTGTCTTTGCCTTGAACCGCATATTGTATGATGTCAAAAGCACTTCTTTGAACCGCAAAATCGGTCGTTCCATTTTCGGTTACAAGGAATGTGCGGAGTATTGGTACACGGTAGATAAGCCCAATTCAAAATACGGCTTCAAGTCGAAACACAAGTTGCGTTGTGCCTTGTTTTCGCCCGCTTATGGTGATACCCTTTACCCCTATTTTGACGAAACGGGCGACATGGTAGCCTTTTCACGGTCTTTCAGCCGAAAGGATGCCGGGGGAAATGCCGTTGATTATTTTGAAACATTCACAGACAAAGAACATTGGTTGTGGATTAATGGGGAAAATGGCTATGAAGCCGCACCGGGCTATCCAAAGCCTATCACGATAGGCAAAATCCCCGTGATTTACGGACACCAACCCAAGTTTGAAACGGAAGATGTGGATAAACTGATTGACCGTTTGGAAACCTTGTTGTCGAACTTTGCCGATACAAACGACTATCACGCAAGCCCCAAGATATTCACAACTGGCATAATCAAAGGATGGGCAAAGAAAGGCGAAAGCGGTGCAGTCATTGAGGGTGAAGATGGTGCAACCATGCAATATGTGTCTTGGCAGTCAGCCCCGGAAGCCGTCAAGTTGGAGATTGAAACCCTTTTGAAGATGATTTATACAATCACCCAAACGCCGGATATTTCGTTTGATTCGGTCAAGGGGCTTGGGGCTATAAGCGGCATTGCATTGAAGTTGCTTTTCATGGATGCCCATCTTAAAGTGCAAGACAAACGGGAAATCTTCGATGATTATTTGCAACGGCGTGTGAATGTCATTCTTGCCTATATCGGCAAGATGAACAACGCATTGGAAGCGGATTGCGAAACAATCGCCATTGAACCCGAAATTGTGCCGTATATGCTTACAAGTGAGATTGACGAATTGAACTATTGGCTTACGGCTAATGGCAACAAGCCCGTCATATCGCAAGAAGAATCGGTCGAGAAAGCCGGACTTTCAAGCAATGTTGAATTGACCATGCAGAAGTTGAAAGACCAAGCGACAACCGAAAATTCATTCATAATCGGCGAACCACAACTTGAAATGGATGCGTGATGAAAAGGAAAGTCATTGAAACGCCAAAACATCAATGCCGGGATTGTGCGCATTCATGTGATTGGCACGAAAAGAATTGGAAAGGTGAATTGTTCATGTGCAAATGCCCTTTCCACAAAGAGGGGAAATATAGCAAGTTCTTGTCAGACCCTCAATGCGAACACTTCAAATTAAGGGGCAATGGCTAAAAGGCAGAAAGTAAAGCGATTTTCGGTGCAGACATTCGATGCCGCACATTACAGGCAAACGGAGCAATACACGCAAGCCGTTGATGCTTTGTTTGACAAGGCGACCGCCGAAATAGCAAGGGCGGCGGCAAAGGGCAAATATGACCTCGACAAGCCGTTTTCTTTCGATGATTACCCAAGTGTCAAGGCGGTTATGCAAAGTGTCACCAAGCAACTTGCAAGCCGCATTACAACGGTCATTGAAACGGGGTCAAAGAAGCAATGGTTGTTTGCTTGCGGCAAGAATGATGGCTTCATTTCCTCAATACTTGATACATCCAAGTTGAGCAAGGCGCAATTGAAAAAGATGCAAGACCAAAATTTGGATGCCTTGAAAACCTTTCAGGGGCGCAAGGTTGAGGGTATGAACCTTTCACAACGTGTTTGGAAGTATGTTGGGCAATACCGTGAACAACTTGAAGCCGCACTTGATGCCGGGTTGGGTGAGGGTCGAAGTGCGGCACAACTTTCACGGGATGTCCGGCAGAACCTGAAAGACCCCAACCGATTGTTCCGGCGTGTCCGTGACAAACGGGGCAACCTTGTGTTGTCGAAAGCGGCAAAGGCATTTCACCCCGGACGGGGCGTTTACAGGTCAAGCGCAAAGAATGCCGCCCGGCTTACACGGTCTGAAATCAATATGGCATACCGTGAAAGCGATTATTTGCGTTGGCAAAGCCTTGATTTTGTCGTGGGGTTTGAGGTCAAAAGGTCAAACCATGAACCTTTGTGCAAGTGTGACATTTGCGAGAAGCTGAAAGGGCGTTATCCAAAGCATTTCAAGTTCAAGGGCTGGCACCCGCAATGTATGTGTTACGCCGTGCCAATCCTGATGGATGAAGAAACCTTTGATGAAAACGAGTTGGGCGACCTCAAAGCGGCTTTGCGTGGCACTCAATACAAGCGTTTGGAAGCAAAGAATGTCGTTGTCGATGTGCCGGACGGCTTCAAAGAGTGGGTCAAGGAACATGAAGAAGCGCAAGCAAATTGGAGTTCCACACCTTATTTCATCAAAGACAACTTCACGGACGGCAAGTTATCCAAGGGGTTGAACTTTGAAACCAAGAAGCAAATTGACCCGGTACAACAGCAACTTGACCAATTAAAGCCGCAAATATCCTCAATCCGCACATTATGTGACGAATGGGGGCTAAATACATTTGTGCTTGATGATGCCATACAAAAACGCAATCCGTCCGGCGTTGTCAATGCCATTTCGGTTTTACAAGGTCGTGTTGATGCTGCAATGAAAGAATATAATAATTTCATTGCAGATGCCACCCAAGCAATCAAGGATGCCCGTAAATACAAAATTGATGTCACCGATATGTTGGAACTTATTGCCACCGTCACAAGTGACAAGAGAGAATGGATAATGACAAAGGCTTCATGCAAGGAAATGTTGGATAAATTGAAGAAACGGATTCAGGATGCCATTGATGAAGCCAACAAGCCCAAAGCCGATGCAAATTCCATCATTGGCAAGTATGATGTTTCACGTGCTGACAATGAAGATGAAATGGAAAAGTCGCTTGGAATGCACAAAGCGGCGGCGATGAACCATGATGATGCAAACGAGTTGAAAGGCAATCCGAATTTCACGCTTGGCGGCGGCTATCACATAAATTGTCAATCATGTGTTGTCGCTTACGAGATGCGGCGGCGTGGATATGATGTGGAAGCCAACCAAAACACGAAGCGAAAAGGAAATATCCCGTATGAACTTTCCTATACCACAGAAAAGGCATGGCTTGATGATAACGGGAATGTGCCAAAGAAACAACGTGCGGGCGGTCGGTATGTCGATGGCTACAAGATAAAGAACAAGACGTTCAAGGTAATGATGTCGGAATTTGAGGACATGACTTCAACACCCGGTCGATACCACATAAATTTTGGATGGAAAAATCGCCGTAGCGGGCATATCATAACAATGGAAAGGTTCAAAGACGGCACAATGAGAATTTACGACCCACAATGCGGCATGGTCATAACAGACTTCAAGGCATACGCAAAACGCTTTTCATTGGTCTATGGAATTAGCATCTTGCGTGTGGATAATTTAAGGGGTAATCCGCATTATGTGTCGGGAGCGACAAAGAAACGGCAATGAAGAATCAATCCGGCAGGTTTTCGATGAATTGCCCCCATTCTTCTTCGGTTGCGACCCGTGCTTGCCCATGTTTAACAAGGACAAACACGGGTTGTCCGATAAAGGGCATTTTGCCGTTCTTGTTATAGGGCGAATAAACTTCATAACCTTTCCAATCGGGAATCCGCTCAAAGGTGTCAAAACCATACTCTTTGGCAATAGCCATTATCATTTCTTGCTTCTTCTTATCCATAACTTATTGTATTTTAATTTGTTGTACAAAGGTAAATAATTGGGGCTAATATAAAGCAGGGGTTGCACAAGTTTTTCATAACTTATGCAGCCCCTTGCATTACGTCAAACTTCTTGGGAATCGACCCAAGACATTCTTTCTTTCATGGAAGAAATGACAAGATTTTCAATCCGCTTTTCGAGTGCGTCAAATTCCATGATGAATTGGTCGGCAATGATGCGTTCCGTATCATCCACGTTGTATATTTCATTGAGCGACTTATATACTTTCGTATAAAGTTCCTGCATGGTTTTCATGCAGTCAATGAAATTTTCAGTCTGTTTGCTGACGGTCATTGCGCACCCCCTTTCTTTGCTTGTGCGGCTTGCTTTGCCAATTCCGCTTGGTTGATAGCATCGAAAAGAAACTTGTTCACGAAGTAGATTTGCCCTTTCCCGGTCACTTTGGTTGTGGTGGTGACAAGGGAATCGCCGTTGGGTTTTGTTATCACCGTCTTTTTGAGTTCAAACAACCCCATTTGCAGGGCTTTTTGCGTGGGCTGGTTGTACATTTCGCCCTTTTTGCAAAGGTAGCCTTTATCACGCAGCCATTGGAAAAGGCGGTTTTGCCCGATTTCCACGCCGTTTTGCTTGATGATACGGGCAAGTTCGCCAACCAAAATGGAATGTTCAGACGTTTCAACGGCTTTGGCGAATGTCGCACCGGGCATTAAAGCCTTGATGTGCCGTTGCTGACCCTCATTCATTGAAGTTAAAGCATCATTTTGGCATTGCAACAAGTAGTTCTTGTTTTCCGATTGCTTCAACGCCGCTTGCTGGCGGTCGATGGTGTCCTTTGCCAACACCAACGCCCGTGCCATGATTTGTTCCGGCGTTTCGTCTTGCCGGGCAACCATGTAACCGCCCGACTTGCGTATGCTTGGCAACACTTCACCGCACACCCAATCTTGGAATTGTTCGGCTTCTTTCTTGCGGCTTTGGAAAATGCACTTGTACAAGTTTGGTTCGGTGATGAAGTACGCTTGTTGAGTTCCACCATTAGTAAGGAGGGGAATAGTATGCACCCCCTTTGCGTAAAGTCTTGGTCTAACTTTTGATACTTGTTGTAAGTCTAATGCCCGGCATACATCAGCAAGGCAAAATAAAGGTTCACCATCCGCATTCATTGAAGTGCGGATTCGCCCGAATTGGGCATTCTCAAAGATTTTAATTGCTTCTTTCATTGTAACGCTTTTTGAAAGTTTGCAGGCAATAGAAAAACGGCATTGCCTTTCCCGTTGCGTTACACCTACAAGGCAGGATTTCCATTACAGATTTCCACGGGGGTACAATGCCGATATGTTTGCCGTCAGGGTATAAAAATACCGCCAACGGATTGTTTGCGGTTCTTGCCACCGCCTTGTAGAATGTAACGCACTACAAAAGTAGCAAGAATAATTGAAACGGCAACAAAAATCGCCGCAAAATTAGCGGATTATCTGAATTTTGTTTTACTATGAAACACTAAATTGCAAATAAATAGCGCATGACACGAAAAGGGCGGCAATCGCAGCAATAGCGGCAACAACGGCAATGGCGGTTGTGACAACCCATTTCCAATCAATCGGATTATAAAGATGCGGATTATCTTCAAGGTACAATTTGCCTTTGTCGGTCAGCCTTACGGCTTCAACATTGCGGTTTTCTTCTTCATGGCAAACCGCAAGTCCGTGGCTTTGCAATTCCCTTGCCCCGGAATTGAAATCGGATTGAATCATTGATTCGGGGCAAGAAACAACGCCGCCCCGCAATGATTTCAATACCGTTTTTGCCTGTTTGCTCAATTTTACCCTTTCCATACTTTGCGATTAAGCCCTTATTTCCTTGTTCACTCCAAGGCAAATGTTGTTTTCGTCAAACAACAACGTGATACTATATGGAGAACTTGACCAAGTGCATAAAGAACCGGGCTTTCCTGTATTAGCGACCGTGCAAGCATCTATTGCATTCGGTTCGCCGACTTTTGCCTTGATTTCGTCAAGGGTCTTGCCCGCAAGGTTGCCCATTGCAATAAAATCCTTTTGCAACAAATTCCCTTTTGCTGAAACCAATCCGGCAACAAAGTAACCAATAAATGCACCAAAGCCCAATCCGCATATTATCCCCATCGTGCTAAATTCGGTTGCAAATCCCGCAATGCCAAGCCCAATCAAGGCGAATGCGATAGCCATTGAATGTTTGTTCATATTCTAATGTTTTAAGTTAAAGTACCGCCGCAATTTTCCTTACGTTGGCAAGGCGTTCTAAAAATGACTTGTCACGCTTGGTTGTAATCATGTCGTAATCGGCTTGCAGCCGCAAAAGCATATAAGCCGGGATTCCCATTGCTTTTTCGCACAAAAGCGCAAATTTCGTGTTTACGGGTCGTTTGCAGTTCACAATGTCGTTCAAGACGGTGTAAGACACGCCCATATCCGCCGCAAGTTGTTTTTGTGACAAGCCCCGGCATTCTATTTCGTCTTTGAGCAATTCGCCCGGATGGGTGGGTTCGTAAGGCTCTAAATTGTTGGCAATCATTTTTGGGTCTATTCCTTTAACAGTAACCATAACGCAATTATTTATAATGGTTTGACAATTCCAAGATGTTGCAGATGTAAACAATCGTTTCGTTTTCTTCTTCTGACACGGTAAATTCGATTCGGTATTGGTCATTCACCCTTATGGATGAAATGCCCGCCTTGTCGCCTTTCAAGACCTCGTAACGCAAGGATGGGAGCAGGAACAAATCTTCAACCTTGTTTGCGCTTTTGATAAGGTCAATGCCTTTTCTGTAACGCTTTATGATGTCAGGTTGGAAGCGGTGTTTCTTGTCGCCCTTTCCCGTTTCATAGAGTTCACGAAGATAATCCTTGTCGAATGTTACAATCATGCTTTTATCTTTTGCATACAAAGATAACGCTTTTATCCGTGCTATCCGCAAAAAAGTTGATTTATTTTTTCGACAACCTTGTTTTTGCCCATGTGGAGCGTGAAAAGCGGTGTCCGCTTTTCTCTTTATACTTTCTCTTTAAGCATATCTTTTTCTTTTCTTTCCTTTTCTTTTATTTGCATAATAGTGCATTGCAAATGTATAACCGTGCAATGCAATTGCATCAAGGCAAGCGGCGATTGCGCTTCATAAGGTTTTTAATAAGCTGTGATTTGACGGTTTCCAAATCAATGAGATTGTCCGAATTATAAACGAGTTCATACGGCAATGTTCCGGCATAGAACATTCTGATTGCTTCTTCAAGTTGTCTTGGGTCTTTCAATCTTGATTCGATGTGCGATGCAATACGCACGTCAACGCCTAAACGCATGGCGGTTTTAACGGCTGATTCAGTCATTGTCTTATTGCTTTAATTGAATTACTATAACACAATACAAAAGTAATTGTTTTATTCAGTAAAACGACTGATTGTCATATCATAAAATGCACTTGCAATGCAAAATGTGGATAAATCAAGGATAAGTCAATATGCGTTTTAAGGTGTATTATAGTAAAACACATTACTTTTACGCTTGATTTGTGAACTTAAAAAGATTATCGGAATGAAAGAAACAATTTTGGCACTACTGATTGCGAAGTTTTCAGGCGTGCGAAAGGACGGTTTAACGGCATTGGCACGTTCACTTGCGTTACAATGCACGACCGAAGATGAAGCGAAAGCCCTTGTCGAAAAAATCACCGATGCGCAAGTGAATGAATTTGTCAAGGACTATCGCGCCGATGTGGATAAAGAGGTGTCCGAAAGCAACAAGACCTTTGAAACTAACTTGAAGAAGAAGTTTGATTTCGTGGCAAGGAAACCCGAACCCGGCGGCGACCCGAACCCGAAACCCGACCCCAACGACATTGCCGCGACCATCAAAGCAGCCGTTGCGGAAGCGGTCAAGCCTTTTCAAGAAAAGTTGATGGGGTATGAGCAAGACAACATCGCAAAGTCAAGGCTTCAATCATTGAACGAAAAGTTGGCTAATTGCAAGGATGAGAATTTCAAGAACCAAACCTTGAAAGACTTTGCCCGCATGAAGTTCGACACGGACGATGATTTCAACGAATACTTGGCGGAAAAGGAAAAGGACATTGCTACGGCAAATCAAAACAAGGCTGATATTGATTTGAGCAATTCCGGCGGAAGCCCGCTATTCGCCCAAAAGGAAGAAAGCGGTATTTCAAAAGGCGTTGCCGATTTCATTAACAGCCAAAAGCCCGAAAACAACGTGTTCACGGGCAAAGATGTTTAACACCTAATTCATCAAAGCAATGGGATTGAGAATTGACCGTAAAAAGGACAACCGTGTTGTGAAGTGTATTCTTCACCGTGTTGCAGATATACCCGGTGGCGTTACCGTCAAGGTCGCAAACTTGGGTGGCACGGGGTTGTTCGAGGGAACACCCCTTGGCGTTGGTTCTGATGGATTGTTTGAAGTCTGCAAGACCGCACAGATATTGACGGAAGCGACTGAAACCGCAACCACGTATGAGGTTGCCAAAGGACACCACTTCAAAGTTGGTGACTGGTTCGCAACCGATGCTTGCAATGGTCAGCAGATAACGGCAATTGACAAGTCAGACCCGGCAAAGGATGTTATCACCGTTGGAACGACCCTTGGTGCGGTCGTCAAGGCTGGAACTTGTGCGTTTGAATCGAGTGGAGCAAACAAGACATTGAAAGTGACCCCGGTTGCAATAGCCGGGTCGAATGAAGATGTCAAGGATGGCGACAACTTGTTTGTAAGTGCATGGGTTATCGGCGTTGTGCGAGGAGCAACCGCACCCATAGTAAATGCCGCTATCAAGTCGGCATTAAAGACAATCGCTTATGTGTAACCCCTAAAAGCAAACCGATATGCAAAAATCATTGATGGTTGGGTTTGGAAAATCCAGTGTAAGCTGCCCCCTAAAACCAAGCGATTCTGCCCCCTTAAAACATTCAACAATGCCCCCTTA